GTGTAGCATAAGTTTGATCGCCTCTTAAAAATGTAGAAGATGAAGCTGTACCAGAACCTAATCTAGCTGTTGCAATAGTTCCTGCATTAATAACACTAGCATTTAAATTTCCACTGAAAGCTGCTGTTAAAGTTTCATTACCACCATCACTACCTTCAGTTAAAGATATATTTGTACCTGCAACTAATTTACCATTTAAAAATCCTGGTGTTGTATCATTAGTAGATACTTTTACTTTATCATTAGTGTCTGTATCAAAACCTGAAGCGGTACCATTATTAGTTATAGTTGCACCTGAATTAATATTTAAAGTTGCACCACTAGGTACATTTATAGTGTCACTAGCTTCACCAACTTGTAAAGCTGTACTTGACTGGGGAATTATTTTATCTACTTCTATTGTACTCATTATAAAACTACCAATGTTCCTGTTATTATTTGTGTTCCTGTAACTGTTACTGGTCCTGCTAATACTCCTGAATTCAATGTCTGATCTTCATCTAGAGTTTGAGAATGCGTTACAACAAAACCTGTTGCTTGCATAACTGGAGATACTGTTTTTTTAGCAGGTACTGTACAAAAAACATCTTTTTCCCCAGCAGAAAAATTTACTGGGTTATCAGAATTACTTGAAGATAAAATACTGTTTCTTGTTAATGTAACTGGAGACCCTGCTACTATACCACCGATACCAACTTCAAATTCAGTTCCTGCTGAAGTTGTGTTGTTGATACAATAGTAAGTAGTATTACCTCCACCGACACCGGCTACAAATGTTTCAAAACCTTTAGACGCTCCAGCTAAGCCGAACGTACCAGTTCCTGTAGTAACACTAGTCTCTTTAACTCTGTCATTGATGACCAGTGCCATAGAAAACCTTCCTTACGTAAGTCTTAATATTGCTGCTGCTGATGTAGCTGCTGGAAACTGAATAGTAAATGTTCCTGAAGTTGCAGTTTTAACACCACCAAAATCTAATACACAAACTGCGTCAGTAGTACCTGTACCACCATTAGTTTGAGTGTTATAAATTAATGAACCTCTAGCTGCTAATGTTACTCCTGTCCAAGAGACATCAGCAAAATCAGTAAATGCTATTGCTGAAGATACTTTTACACCTTGATTAACAAGTGCTTTACCACCTGCAGTATAACTAGATGATTGTACTTCATTATTTGTTATATAATTTGTTGTTGAAGCACCTAATGTTGCACTAGCTGTATACATTGCTAATTTATATGTATCTGTTGATGCGTCAAAATCGTGACTTCCTTGTAGTAATTCTTTTTTGAATGAATTACAAATTGCGTTAGTTGTTATTGCCATAATATTTCTCCTTTAATAATTTTTTACGGTGACGGTGACGGTACCACAACACGAGGTACACCACTGTCATATTCTGCACGTCTTCTTCTCCCCATTTGCTGAAGAGCAAAACCCTGTACTTCTTTATCATACATTGTTTTTGATGTATTGTACATATCCATAGGTCCTTTTAAGAAAAAATAAGTCTCTGCTAAAACTCCATGAAGAAGCATTCCTTCTTGATAAGTAGATAAATAAGTAGAACTAGTAGATGTAAAATGAGGAGGAGTTACAATATAATTTAATTGCACTACATACGCTGAATTTGGTGTAGGCGCTACTACAATAGAACTTTCATCCCAATTTGCATAAAACTTAGGTAACCCTGTTGCTCCAGAACCATTGTATTCAGTTATAAAACTTGTATCTCTTTTTTCCATAAAAGACCTATCCCCTGTTTGATTAGTACTATTAAATACTTGTAAGGATCTAATAAGTAAAAAATCTGCAGGGGTAACTAAATATCTTTTATTTGCCGTAAAAGATGAGGTAGAATATTTTCTAGTATCATCATAGTCAACCTGTGAAGCTACATCTAGCTCTACATTACGTAAAAATTGTCCTATTAATGTATCCGTTAATACATTGGAGTCTACTTCTGTGTAGTCTCTAACCTGTGTTAAAAAAGCTGAATGTGTTATTGCCATTATGTAATACTTATTGTTACGGAACCAATACTTGTGTTTAGTCCTCTATTTCTATTTTGAGCCGCACCATCATCAGGCTGCATACCATTTGAATTAAAAGCAAATTGTCCTGGTAAAGTTAAATTTGCAGTCATCATTCCTTGACCTCCAGTTGAGGCTATTACACCATTGACTAAAGTTGGTTGTTGAAAATCCATTGACCTTGTATTTTGTAAAGCTACAGCATCTGCTCTGACTGTTTTTCTTCTTATTTGAGGATGTTTAGGTTCAAATTCTGAAGTATGTACTAAAGAACCCGTCCATTCTCTAACCATTTCTTGATATGGAAAAGCCATTCCAGATCTATCAGATATAGCGTGTGATCTTTTACCAGTTGCCCAAGCCATTAAACACCATCTCCAAAGAAAGTTTGAGGTGAAATATATAAAGAAGTTCTAGAACCATCTTCTTCTAAAGCTCTTTTCATTTCATCTTCATAAGCTAATTTTAACATTTGAGTTCTGTCTGCTGCTTTTAAAAAAGATAAATAATAAGCAAGACCTGCTACCATACAAGGTAAAAATCTAAAAGGTGCATCAGGAGTATTTGTGTATCCTCCAGCATCTTCAATTCTTCCAATATAATAATATTTTAAATAAGTATAAGTAGAAGTATTAGGTGTTTGATATAAATAAATTTTTGGGTTTATTTGTCTATCTACATAGTATTGAGAAGGCTGTCCCACAACTCCTTTATTAGGTAATCCAGCGTAAGTAGATCTATCTGTTTTAGTTAAAGACACGTCTTGTATATCTGGACCAGTTCCCGTTCCAGTAGATATGTAAGCTTCTAATACGTCACTACAATCTGATGGGGTTGAGTAATCACCTTTTCCTGCTACAAGTAATTGTTCTTTATTTTTAACTTTCCATAAATGAAGACCTCGGTTTCCCCATTCAGAAAAAAGTAAATTTAAATTTCTTTTAGCTCTTTTTAAATCATAACCAGAGTTAGTAGATAGGCCACATCTTTCATAAGATTCATCTATTATTTCATCTATGTTTAAATCAAAAGTAGCTGTTCCTGATGAAGCCATTATAGTATATCTTTGTAATAATTTAATTTAACTTTATCTAATTTACTTAAATTAGAACCACCATGAATTTTTATAGCCTCAACTTTATCTGATTTACTAAATTTTTTAGATTGTCCTTTAGCTAAATCAATAAGTTTTTTACCACTAGCTTTGCCGTATCTTTTAAGTCCATATCTAATACCAGCAGTTAATAAACCACCAATTAACATTCTTTGTGCTTTCATTAGATTATACCTTTATAATAATCCATAGACTTAGAAGTAACAACTTCTCCCATTTTAGAAGATCCTTGTTTTCTTTTTTTAACAGGAACACAATTAGGTACTTTTCTACCACCTTTAGACTTCATGCCTATCATTTCATAACCAGACCAACAAGGTCCTTTAGATTTATTCATGTTATTTCTCCTTTTTGTGCCGCGGCATTGAGAGTGTATAACTTCTCCTTTTTGCGATTGTACAACTTCTTGGATTGTACCACTTTTAAATGGAAGATTCTAGACCCTAGCTTTTTTGCTATTAAGTTTCTTGTATTTATAGATTTTACCATGTGTTTTCTCTAAAACTTTTTTAAATTTAATTTTTTCAGAGGCTCCTAAACCAGGCTGTAATTGTTTAGAAATTGATGATCTTGTTATTGCCATTATAATATATCTTTTGCGTTTCCTAATATAGGTTTATATTTAGTCTTACCCTCACTTCTATATGCATGCAAGAATTGTTTTCTTGGAACCTTACTGACATAGCTACAATGTATCCACCCCGAGTTGGGTTCGCCGGGAACATAGTATTCGACTATCAATTGGTCCCAATCAAGGTTTTTATGTATCCAATCTGCAAGCTCTGCATTATCTATTCCAACGCATTCAAAATCTGCGGCTTCTGCTTTGCAGTGTTGACTGTTAATTGAACTGCCAATAGCTTGACATAATTCTGGTGAACGGAATCCGCTGGTCACCTTAACTCTACCGAAGTGATCTCTAACCGGTTGTAATATATTCTCACAAAGTAAT